TCGCTCCAGTATTAATGCACTGGATAACACACAAATTGCATTTTAGCACAGCCGTTTTGGTCCATCTCTTGTGGAACCGAATGGTATATTACAGTTACAAACAAGTATTTGGAGCCGTTGCTAAGAATGCACCTCAGGCAGCCAACCTGGCCATCAACGTGTACAAAATTTTGTGCTTGTTGTGGTTAGGGCTGGCGTTTTATCAGAAATATATAGTAAAGCCTGAAGAAACCAAGCCCAAGACGCGGTTTCAAAAGTGGAAAGATGCAATCTATAATACTCCTTGGGAGGAGAGAGAAGCTTGGCATGTTGATCGTGTAGGTATCAATAAGTTTTCTGAAAGCGAGGCCTGGGTCCCCAGACAAGAGGCTTTTGGAGCTCTTAAACCGATCGACGAAAATGTCACCATTCACAACCCTCCTGAGGACTTAACTAGTTTGCGCCCTGAATTTCACGAAGTGTTGTTGATTCTGCCAACTACTGAGCCTGTCTACGCTCCTGCTTACAGCCTTCACAACGATCTCTATATGATAAGGAACCGCCTCACGATGGCTCCTAATCTAGATCCTGAAATTCAAGCTGTGGCATGGAGACAGGTCAGAGTTTTGGTAGACACTCATCCAGATGCAATGGTGTGGGAGAATTTATACGACCCTTGGATGATCCACAATAAGGATAACCCTATCAAGTATGGGCGTCTGCTATCCGCTGTCAAAGAAGACGAGCAAACTTCTTTTACCCTAGCACATGCGGAATTAAAGACAATAGAAACATTCGTTAAAGCAGACGAGACAATTTGTAAACCCTTGCATTTACAAGATTATTCTTTTAATCCAAGAGCCATTAATTCTGTCGGGAAACACACACAATTAGCCACGGGCTGTTACATATGGGAAGCCGCTAATAGATTAAAGAAGCAGTGGAATATAAAACGAGACCCGCAAATTAAAACAGCTTCTTACTCTATCCATCTCACATACGGCTCTGCTCTCACCGCCGCTGAACTCTCAGATTGGTGGCTTATGATAGAGGATTACAGATATTCTACTCCAGCCAACTATATTCAAATATTTATTATAGTAGCCGGAGATGATTCTGTCATGGTGCTCTTGCAGGATAATAAGAT